CTCCAAAGTCGGCGCCAAAACCATCCGCAAAAAAAATTACTTCACCAACTAAAAAGGCCCCAGCTAAAAAGACACCAGTTAAAAAAACTGAATAAATCTAAAACCTTTGTTGCATAGATATTGGCATTTGAGTAGGTGTAGGTACACTTTTACGGTTTATCATATAAAATCCACCACCTATTAATAGAATTATTGTCAAAAGATAGTAAAGAGGGTATTTTTTCTTTTTTTCCTTTTCCATTTGTTCGATATCTTTCTTATCTGGAAGTTTTTTAACGTTTACGTTAAGATCTTCTATCTTCCCGATAAGTTTGTGCAAAGCCTCTAGAATTTGAACCTCTCTATTTATAGGCTTTTCCTTCACATCAATGGATGTTACTTCCAATGTCATAAACCATTCTGCATCCGATTGTAAATCCGTATATGTATTATCACCCTGTAATTCATTTATTTGAAAATCGAGTTTTTGTATTGATATAGGATTGAATAGATTTGTTTGTCTGTTAAAACTTCTCCAATGTTTATCGTGTTGTTTATAATTATTAGACCCATCAAAATCTCTTTCCAGTGCTATTCTGGCAAAAACCTGTCCTCTACGTTCGTCTAACATCTGTGCAACTTTTGGTACATCGTCACACAGTATATCTATATACTTGGCACCACTACCCGTACCAGATCCCGTATTACCAATCTGAGTAACATAAAAATCAACTAGTTTTAAACCACAAACTTTACTAATATCCGACACGTGTGTATTTGATGAAAGATCGAGATCTATTGTAAATTTGTTATTTGTACCCGTAACAAAATTTGAATCAACAGTTATGTATTGTACCTTTTTTGGCAATTCTTGGAGTGAAACCATCCTGTATTTAGTATATAAAAAAATAAATATAAATAACAGCAATAATGTTTACCTTATATGCTAGTGTATGTCGTTTATTATCACCAAATCCACAAGAATTAAAAAAGTCATATTCGTATACATCTTTTGATATTAACGTTAATGTGGAAAAAACACCGTATATAAATACACAATGTAGTAAATACGATGAAATTGTTACAATGAACGATGCTGGTGAAGTTATTGTATTAGAATATAACAAAAACGATAAAACGTTTGTTCAATATAGACCTAAGTTTAAAAGATAAGTATAAAAATATATAAAAATGAAATGGACGACTACATTGCCTTACACACGTACGACTATAAACTCTCGTTTTGTCAAGCGACAAACGAACTTCCGGGCGACATGCAAAGACTCGTATGGGAAAAACTTAACGCGTACGAATCACGTGATCTCGCATGCCCAGGAGCCCCTAAAAAACAATTACGAAATACACGATTCTCAAAAGAAAGACTCGAAACGTTGGTCAGAAAATGGAAAGGAAAATGGGGGTAATCAACTTCATCAGCGCATGAAAACATTGGCATACGAAGAGTTTTGTCACGATGATTTTAAACGTGAAGAATATGATTCATATTCATTGGTTTTGTATAGAACAATGTTAAATGAATTAGAATACGAAAGACGTAATTTGAAATACATAAACCTTTTTGGTGAAAAATGGAGAAAAATGTCCAGAAAACAAGATAATTTTACACATGAAGATAGATTAACTGAAATACAAGTTCGTATATACGAATCAGTTAACAGATGTGAAGAATTTCTCGATAAAGAACGTAAATTTAAAAAAAAATATTTCAATGATGAAAATATCAACATTGATATATTATAGATACTTAACGAATAAATTGTAATGTATAGTAATTAATGTTAAATATAATAAACCCCGGTACTAAAACACTTAGAATTTCATGCCCAACCAAACGAAAAGAAGGTATAACCGAATACGAACAGATTAAATCTAAAATAAAAAAAACTACTATAAAATACGGATCTGCAATTTCTACCTATCATTTCATTTTTCATACACCCATAGACGGCGTATCTGCAAGCTTGGGTGCAATAGCTTCATGTATATATGTAGATTCACTTTCGTCTTACGTGGACAATTTTGAAAAAAAACCCGTATTGAATAAAAGATTAGTTGTACCTACAGTCATTGCTTTATTAGAATCAACATGGAATTCATCAGATTTACCTTTCGAATTTAATATGGGTGCAACACTTTTTGGATTTTTAGCATATAAAATGTCTTTTTATCAAATACTTGCTGAAGAATTATTAATGAACGACGAGAACCTAAGTCGTATTGACGAAATATAAAAAGTAAAAAATCTAAAACATTAATACAATGTCACTTTTTTACCAGTTATTAAAAGACTCTACGAATATTTCTCATCAAGAAGAATTAGATGCTCTTTTTTCATCTGTTATAAACGGTGGTGAAAATGATATTGAATTATATAAACTTACAGTAATCGAAGGTAAATTTCCAACTAAAATTGCTAAAAATGGGGAATGTATTGCCTATATGGGGTTAAGTAAAATCGACGGACGTGAAGACATTCGATATGTTGAATTTACGCATGAAATTGAAGGGTGTGATGGTATTATTGAACCTTTCGTTGAGAGGATTAAAGAATTATTAAATATTAAAAACTTAATCATTATACCTCGTTCTATTAATCATAAAACACGTGATTTATGGACTAAGTATTTAAGTAAATATTTTACCGATATTAAAGGGGGTGAAAAGTTTATTACTAAACATAAAATACCAAGCAAATATTTACATTGGAATGAACTTACAAAAACTTTACCATGTGACACAGATTTGTTAGATGAGTACATTGATACTGTCATGAACAATTAAAAATTAATCTTACTTAAACATTACGACTTTTAATATTATATATACAAATACAATGCCTTACTTAACACACGAATTATTAAAAAACTGTACCACGCTATGGAAACTTGATAACATTAATGATCTGTGCTCTAACCTATGTGGTGTAAAATCTACTGTTTATGGGTTAAAGGCGGATTTCGGATTTCCTAGTCATCTCATTCCTAAAAATACTAATAACTATATCGCATACATCGGTATTCACAAAAAAAAATTAATCACTTCTTATGGACAAGCACATTTTATCACCTTTTACCACGAACCTAAAAACTATCAATATCAAAGAGACCTCGGTATATTGGAGTACATGTATAACATTTATATGGATCAAATGAGCGATGAACTCACCGACGATGAAAATTACGATGAAACTGAAAAATTAAGAGTGGAAGTTTTTCCGTATAAGATAACATCTAAGAATATTGAATATTGGAAGACGGTAATCCAAGATGATTGGGATATAGTTGACAAAATTGATTTGGACGATTTGATCGATGATTTTGGAATAAGGGAACGTATAGATTGGACAGAACTTTATCTTTCTTTACCCGAAAACATCGACGACGATATAACCGAATTGGATGATTCTGAAGAAGAAATGGAATCTGACATTGAAGAAACTGACAGTGAAATCGAAGAAGGTGAAATTGTGAGTGATAGCGAAACCTAAGTATAAAAATAAAATAAAATAAAATAAAATAAAATGCGACCAAACTGTCCCTACGAGAACTGTTACTGTAGATCTGGTAAGAACGGATTCTGTTTAAAACATAAAGAAATCGGTGAAGCTGTTCAAGCTTTACTCATGTTATCAAAAAATAATAATAAAAAATAAAAACTTTATAATAAGTAATAATGCCAGAAGTTGATAATACACTTCATAAAATAATGTCATTTATAGATGATCACTCGGGCGAAATACCCGAAGGCGATTATTTAGATATGTGTAATAAATTACGTGACGTGTATAGAGTAGAAGATAGACCCCCCGTTCGTGTACGAACTTTACCTCGTAGTCTACAAACAAACCCATTCGATTCTATTTACGAAAAATGTATGGTATTGGTTAGAAAAAGAAAAGAAATTAAATCAAATATACTAAAACATAAAATAAGACAAAGGATAACCCGAAGATTTAAAAAAGAAGCAATCGATGCTTTTTGTAACGCCCTAAATTTACCATCGTATAACAGTTTAGATGAATTACGGAACGATGGTTACATAATAGATACTCATTCATTTTTTACTGATTATAAGAATATAATGAATGATCATATCAGAGGATTACAAACTGGTTATGCCGTCGAACTTGATAATATAGAACTTGAAATGGACAGGATTTGTCATTTTATAGAATCAACTGATAGAGTTATCGATTCATTTTATGAAATAGAGGTGACTGTTCAAACCTAAGTTATAAATAATATATAAAAAAATAAAAACAATAGTAAAAATGGACGACCTTGTAAATTTAATGCGTTTAATTGACTTGAATTCCGAGATAATATCTGAAGGACATTATCTTGAAATGTGCAACTCTATAAAAAACGTTCATGAAACCATTTCTCAATTAAATTCGAAATATGATTCTGAATCCGAATCTGACGATGATACACAAAATTTTTATACATTGGAAAGAAGAAATGGTAGTAATGCAATACTTGAACCATTTACTCCACCTATACCATTCTTAGCTGAAAGGTCTAGATATTACGAAGATGATAATAATGAAGAGAATACCTTATATGCGAATCCTGAAGAAAGAGAAGAATTGATGAATTATATGAATTCAATAATGCCATATAATTCTTACACAGAAATGACAAATGAATTACGAACTCTCGAGGTTGAGCAAAATGAGTATAATATATCTTATATGAAAAGATTGGATGAAAAAATAGTTCGAATGCAAAGAACTATTAATAAAACTAAAACAAGGCAAAGAATTACCGCAACTGTTCGTAAAGAAGCTGTAAAAAGACGCGCACAAGAACTTGGTATACGATTATCTAGATATACACTTGGTAATTTATTGGACAAGGGACACAATGTAGGCAATGAAAGAGAATTTTACAAAGCCTACCTTGATGATTATAATCAAGAAACAGTAAACAAACTTCGTGATTTAAACATGGAGTTACTTCAAACTATTGGCGAGAGAGAAACTATTAGACTTGAAATAAACGAGTTTCATTAATATTTTATTTAAATATCATTTTACACCATTTTTCATTAATATTACCGAAAGGCGAATACTCGAACAGTAAATGTATTAACGCACCCGAAATAATTAACACACCCGTTCCCTTATATATAAACTTTGTAAGACTCATTACTAAAACCTGTAACATTAAACCTATAAAAAGTGCTTCTAAAAGAACTGTGGTCACAGGACGGGAACTCATTTATATTTAATCAATATTTTTTTCTCCTGATACAATATAACAAAACACAAAATGTCTTATAACTCTAACAAGTATAACTCCGTACCAATTTTCGCGTTCGTCGCAGTACTTATCGCTGTCGCGATATACAGTGGTGTTCTCTATTCAAAAACACCAGCCAAAGAAGATCTTACAAAAGATGAATAAACATAACTATTAATAATTATCTCGTGATATATAAA